ACCCAATGAGAATAGACTCCATTGGATAGGAAAAGCGTGCGGATACAGTGTCGGCAATGTCTGAAACTCCTTCGGTAGCAGATGAAATGACGTCTGCGGCAACACCATCGCGAGTTGCTCCTCTGGCTTCAACGGCGTCCTTAGCGTGGCTGGGATTTCTAACAATGGCGCTGGAGTGGTGTTAAGGTAGGCAGCGACCGTCTCAGCGCGGGGCGGCAAATACCACGGATAGTACCAATGGAGGTCAACGGGCGCACCTGAATAATACGCAAGTGTCCAAGCGAGGGAATTGAGATACTGCCTCGTGGCGGTGATGGGATCGGCACCTAGAAGGGCTTCTTGGTCGTATATGTTGCGCCAGTCCGCCTTCAATACCCAGGAGGGCTTGTCGCGATCTTCGAGCTGAATTTGGGTTGAGAAAATCTTTTCTGCTGCCCATCCGATTGGCTGGTCATTATATCTAGCAAGGGCTTGGTCCTCTGGCTCCTTGGATGCCGTCATACCTGGACGCGCGTTAAGCTTCTTCGCCGTCGTCTTAAGAATCTGCTGCTCCTCCGTTTGGGCAACGCGCTGAAAGAGGTCCGTGAGGGTCACGGGGCTATACTGCCAATGGTTTGGGGTTGTAGTGGTTTGCTGGACAAACGGCGTTTGGAGATGGTCTTTGTACATTCTGAGCAGGGCTTCAATACCATCGTCCTTAATCTTGAGTACCATTCCGTGCGGCACAAAGTCATTGCCCAGCAGACTCATCAGCCCTACGAAATCCCTCAGAAACTCGGATTTCGGCTGAGAGTGGGACTTCTGATACTTATTGTACAGGGCGTCAGCAAGTTGGTCCGTCAGAAGGTAGAGAAACTTCTCGTCACCCACAGCATTCGTCTTGACCGATCCATTAAACTCCATCTCCTCGCGGAAAAGGCTTAGGGTGGTACCCAGGGTCGCATTTGCCCATAGAGAAAGGACGATCAGGTCGGCGTCCAAACCGTAAATTACAGCGGTTTTCGGAGTGTTGGCGCGGATGTACTCCATAATCTTCTGCTCCCCTTCCCCAGGCTCGTCTGCCGGTGATACTACCGTATTTAGAGTTTTAGGAGAGGTCTTGGCGAACTGGCGTAGTGCGAATGCAAGGGCTTTCATAAACTGCGTGCCTGGTGTAATCGCATTCGTATCCCAACGGGGCTGAGGCACGTAAGGGACGCCCTTCGCCTCCGCACGGATTTTGGCTTCCTCCTCCGCCTGGACCGCTGAGCGGAACCGACGTAGACGCTGCTGCTTAATCTTCGCCATCGGCGCCACACCGTCCACCGCAATATATAGGGTAGTAGTGGGATTAACAAGGGCGGTCATCTGCTTAATATAAGCAATCACCTCAACGATGAGGTCCGCTTCATACTTTGCCTTGATTTGGGGCGTGTAAGGCGTCTTCTTCTGTACCTTTCGTACGCAGTAGTAAATTGCGCAGTTGAGATCCAACCCAAAAAACTCCGGTTTGGCTGGGGAGTTGGGGGTGGTGACACCCGTAATAGTTTGTATTATGTGCTTATAGAAGGAGGGGATTCCCATGGCTGAAAAAAAAGTTCTTGATAGCGTAACCGCCTTATTTACTTTTGCCACTGATGGGTTTAAGTATAACCTAGAAACTTTTCCCGATACTATATCGGCTGCAGCGTTCCTATTTACTATCCTATTCCAGTCACCACCCCTGGCAGCTCTAACAGGTAGTATATTAGCACTCAATGTCATATCACCCGTGCTTCAAAAATTCTTATCATCATTCATCGGTGACTCCGCTATTGTAAATAATGAAGCGGATCGTCGCTGTTCAGGTCATTTTCCCGGTGTATCTTTTGAACGTATACTACAATTAAGCAATACAAAGTCGTTTAGTGACCTTGACCATAACGGCGTTCCGAGTTATTACGCCCTCTTCTTAGGCTTCTTGACTGCATATGTTGGTGCCTTGCCCATCATTTACAGCAAGGAAATCTCGTATTCTCCCAAGCGCCAAGCGTCCACCACAACCGGACTGGTCATTCTCGGAGTTGTAGTATTGCTGTGCGGTATACATCGTCTGATATCCACCTGCGAGAATGCGGTGAGCCTGCTGGTAGGAATCATCGCCGGCGCATTGGTAGGTCTCTTCTGCGTAGGTTTCTTATCGTACATCTCCGACCGCCGCCTCACCAACATCCTCTCGTTCCCTCTCATTCGCAACCGCGCATCCGATGGCAAACCCATCTATGTATGCGAGAAGGCACTCAAGCGCCCCGCACCTATGAATACAAAGCCAATTACACAGAAAGAGGCAACGAAACTACAGGAGTTGCGTAGCACAATTGAAAAGGGTAGCCGAGCCACTCGTATCTCTATCTCCTCCGATAAACTAGACTCTCTAGCAACCTATTTTGCGAACAATGCCGATCCCGCGACTGGCGAATTACCGCGAGGACTCAAGACGCAAAGCGATATTCTCAATATACTCAGTGTTACACAGGAGCAATTTCAACAGATTATTAGAGCCGGTCAAGGAGCATAATCATATAAAATAGAAACAGACAACAAGGAGGATGAGCGTAGTCCGATTACGCCAATTTTTACTCGGTCTATATCATGACCTCCCGAATGTACTTTTTGTCGGTTCTTTAGTACTCGGCTCTATTACCGGCTACTTGCCGCTCGTATGGGTCTCCATGGGCTTAATTATGAACGCCTTTGCTGTAGGTTCTTTACAACAGTTATTCGCTTTACTGACCGATAAAGATTCGCCGTGGGATCAAATATTTACAAACAAAGGAGCGGCGTGTGATATTATACCAGGCAGCAAATCGGGCGGCGATATGAATATTATTGCCCCCAGTTACTGGCTCTCTTCTGCTGTCTTCTTTGCCAGTTTTGTCATCTATAATTCCGTACAAGTGGCTATGATGCCGGTTGCTCAAGGGGCGAGCCAGGAGAAGGCGGATGTCCGCCACGCTTTCACACTCACTACAATTGTAATCGGCTCGGTCTTCTTCCTCCTAGTGCTTCTACGCGGCTACAGCGGATGTGAGTCGTATCTCGGTGGCGCACTCGGTGCGATCATCGGCATAGGTCTCTCCATCGGTTTCTGGCATCTCCTCAATGTCTGCGGAGCCGGTATGGTACCAGATGTATTACAAGTTGTCAATTCAATGGCGCCACCTGGCGAGGATACAGTGCCCGTCGTCTGCGCCGCTTAATTGGCACCACCTGACAGCAACCCCATCAACATAGATGTATCGTTACGCCATTCACGGAATCCCGCGCCTGTAATCTGCTGTAATACAATAGGCTCCCATTCTGCATTAATATCCCGTATAATACGACCCGTTTCACTGATTATATCCGATCGTATTCTATCGGCATATAATGCATTCATCAATTCACGGGGAAATTCCGGTTTACCATTACGCTCATTTACCTTATTATGCAACGCCCAGATACTATGGACTATACGCTCCCTAATGTCTGGACCTTTGAATAAGTGCGCATTTCTGTTCGGTACTATTACAGTATTCTTAAGATGCTCCGCTAAATGCGAACGGCACAGAGGACACGGCATTGTTTCCGCCAATGTCTTCAGAAGTTTCCTCCACAGAAATGCAACATCCGTTCGGTCACTTATCCACGCCAAATTATGTAATACTCTCCATAATTTTGGACCCCACGAGTCTTTAGAACCGGGCTTTAGCGAAGTAGGTGATGCGGCTATATCTGCCATTGATTACGTAAACGAAAAATTTGAAGGCGTCTATCCGCATAGCGGACATTGTAACAGCAATGGAAGTTGTTCAACGAATCCCTACCGGACTCTGGGATAACTTACAAGACCTAGTGTGGCGAATGGACGCCGCTTTCCTACGTGATGTTGCGCAGATCACCAAAATTCCTTATGCTGATCTACGTAAAGTAGTTCCTACACGCGGCGTCTCTACACGGATTTCTACAGATGGAAATGAACCCTGGTGGACGGGGTTGACCTGTCGTATGTCTGTACTACGACCCGGCAGAATGTGGGTCCGTTGCTCAGGAACCGCTTTTGAGGGCGCCTGTTGTTTCAAACATAGGGGTCTAGATGGGCGAGAAGTAGATCGGTTGCCCGAAGGCGTACTACCTTACGATTCGCCGCTGTTTGCGTCTTTGCCTCGTCGCGTACCTATTCGGGTTGAAGGTGTCCTCTACTGGGTGTGTGAAGGTTCCCAATTCTCCGAAGTCTACAATGTAGACGGCGAAGTAGTAAAGGGATTCATGATCAATTATGCCGAGCGATGGATTCTGGAAACTGACAAAAATTGAGTTTCACGCCGGCGGATTGTCTTTTTTACCCAGAACTATTAACAGTTACTATGTTGGATGTATTTGAAAATGCTACGCTTGTCCTTCCTTTCTCCTCCAATACCCCCTCTCAGATTTCCAAGAAAAATAAGAAGAAGCGTTCCGCTGTCGTAGAACGTCTACGAGAAAAGCGTAAATCTCTAAAGAGAGTTTCATCCATCAGTATAATTATTCCGAAGTATATTATTAAACAGTGGATTCAGAGTATGAAAGGGGAGCCGCGTGTGCCTCCACCTGGCACTATTCCTCTTCTTTACTGCCAAAGGGAGGATTATAGTCCTTGGCTCTATACTATGATTACATCTATATATCGTAAACGTGCGGATTGGCACTTACTTATTACCAATATGTGGAATGGTCCCCGCTTAGTTGAACCGTGTGCACCAACTATGCTCAAACATCCAAATCCGTTCTTCTATAACCAGGATATCTCAATCCACTTGGATAAACTTATGCGCCTTAATATTACTCTACGTATGTGTGTTCTTCGGTGTGTTCAGCAGCGGCTACTTGCAAAGATGGACAAGCGAGTCGTCGGCGAAGATGACCTCCATACCACGACTCGGATTCCTGAGGCTGCGATGGTCTCTGTCTACGATTTCAAGACACAAGCGAAGTACGTCTTCCATACCAATACTATTCTCAAGATGATTATGGCGTCGCTAAAGTATTGTACCTACGGCATTTCCGCACCCAAGGCACCCAAGAATCCCTACACGAATCTTGAATGGACGAAGCCGCAACTCATGTCTATTACGCAACAGATCGTTCGTAATATGGCGGCACTCCATCGTATTCCGCCGCCGATGTTTCTCAACTATTACAATTGTAATTATAATGTTTTGACGTTTGCTAAGTTTTGTGAAAAAGAACTCGGTATCAATGCGGCGATTGAACTCTTCAAACTCAAGGATGACCCAACTACACTGGATATTTACGGTGAAACGATTGATGAAATTCTAGAAGAGCTGGATATTGTTATGTCGTCGCGTATACGCAATATGGTCGTAGAGCGTAAACTCCCTGCCAATCTTCAGGAACGATGGGATGCTATTGTAATGTCTCTATGGCTTCATACAAACATTTGTATCCTCTATGGTAATTATAAGACATATGATGAACTCATTGATGATTTTAAAAAAATACATAATGAAACTCGCAGTTACATCTTTGAACTGAATCGTGTGGCACGGCGTCAGCGTATGCCTCCCACCAACGGCTCTCTTATCCGCACCTACGCACTCAGCGTTCTTATTGATGCCGCAGTTTATACTGATAATATTCTAGAATTTACTGAGGACCCACCACTTACCGTAAATCTTTGAATGGACTAGGAGGGATGGACTTGAAGTCATACCATCACGCAAACCTTATTTTGCCCCGGTTATGGCTCGGTAATAAGACTGCTGCTGCTGACCCTAATTTTTTGAAGACCGCCGGTATCACTACCGTATTCAATGCGACCAAGGACCTACCTTTTTCGCCCCTGGTTAAGCGTAAGTATCGTATACCCGTGGACGATAATCTACAGCCGGCAGAAATCAAAAATATGGCTGAATGGTCGCCTGAAATTGTCTACAAAGTGATCAATGAATATAAGCAGGGAAGTAATATACTTATCCATTGTCACGCTGGTATGCAGCGCTCAGCGGCGATTATGGCGATGGTCTTAATTGCACTCTCTGGTCACCCCGCATCCGAAGTGATGCCCTATATACGTTCTCGTCGCGAAGTCGCCTTTTTTCCGTCCGCGAATTTCTTACAATCCATCCTCGGATTTGAGAAATACTACTTTTTAGCGCGA